TTGCAACCGGTGAGCCAAGCGTTGAACGTGATGGCGGATTGTACGGTTTCGGCGTGATTCGTGGCGTGTCAATCATTACCCGAGGCGAAGCGTTGGGGCATGATATGTGGATCGACACGGAGTTTCTCCAGTCTGTATCGGACGCAGCAAACGCAAAGAACGCAGGGCTAAAAGCACGATTTACGCATCCTGGTTTGAGCGGCGATGGGCTGGGCACGATGCTGGGCAAAGTGACGGACGCGCGGGTGTTCGGCAGTCAGGTGGTTGGCGATCTGCATTTTGTCGAGTCGGCAACGAAGACACCGGACGGCAATCTGGCCGATTACGTGATGACATTGGCCGAGGACACACCAGAGGACTTCGGGCTATCCATCGTGTTCAGCGTTGATCCTGAGCAGATGGCAGCACACAGCGAAGCGAACACGTTTAACGGGCGATTTGTCAGCCCCGATGAACACAACAAAAACAACTACCCGCACGCACGCATGAGCCAGCTGCGAGCGGTAGACGTGGTGGACGAACCGGCAGCTAATCCTGACGGTTTGTTCCACCGAAAACAGGAGGCGGCAGCAGAGGCTGACGCTGTGATGAGCTATGCACTCGGGTTGAAAAGCGAGCGACCCACGGTGCAGGCACTCGGCATTGACGCAGACCGCGTGAAAGCTGCAGTGCACCGATTCCTTTCTCGCAACAATTTGGAGGTAGTTGAGATGGCGGAGACTACGCCGCAGGGCGATCCTGCAACGCAGCCGACCCGCGAGCAGTTCGCAGCTGAATGCAAGCGATTTATCGCAGCATTCGGACAGCGTGGCGGCGAGTGGTTCGCAGACGGAAAAAGTTTTGACGAATGCCAGGCACTGCACATCGCAGAGCTGAATGCTGCATTGTCTGCAAAGGATGCACTGATTGCTGAGTTGCAGGGCAAACTGGCTGCAATTGATCTCGGGGAACCATCCCCGGCGAAGTTTGGCGACGCGACGCCAAGCACCAAGCCAAAGGCACCGGGCCTGAGTGGCGGTTTTGCTTCGCGGATCCGTATTGCGGCACCGTCGCAGAATTGAGGAGCCTGAGTTATGGCCAATGATTATTTGACAATTGCTGAGTTCGTGGCTGACGCGTTGGACGTTGCCAGAACGAACACCAGCGATTTGCTTGTCGACAGCCCCGTCGTCGCACGTATGCCGCGGATTCTTCCGGCAGACGGCGGAACCACCCACAAGTACAACAAGTACACCGGTCAGCCGGTTGTGGGATTTCGCAGCGAGAACGACGGACGCGAAAACGACAACAGCGAGGACACCGTGGTGTCAGTGTCGCTGAAGATTTGCGACTTCAGCTTTGCTGTTGACGTTGCAGTTGCGGACGCGTGGCGTGATGGCGGAGCTGAGGCGTTGATTGCACGCGAAGGTGCACGACACCTGCAGGCCGCATTGTTCAAGCTGGAAAAGCAGGTGTTTTACGGCACCGGAACTGGTGGCGATGCTGCAGGCTTTTCCGGATTCATGAACAGCACTTATCTGGACGCACTGGCGGACGGAATGGTGATTGACGCTGGTGGTACGACTGCCGCGACTGCATCGAGCGTCTACGGTATCCGACTGGGCACCGATGACGTGGCAATGGTCACGAAGTCCACCATCGACATCGGCGCAACGACTGTGCAGCGGTTGTCGGGTTCCACAGGCTTTTATCCGGCCTACTGGACACCTGCAAGCGTTTGGGTTGGTCTGCAGATGGGCGGCGCTTACAGCGTTGGTCGTATTGCAAACCTGACGGCTGACAGCGGCAAGGGATTGACGGATGACCTGATCAGCGAAATGCTCGGGGAATTCCCGGCAGGCCGCGGTCCAAACATCCTTGTCATGAACCGCCGAAGCCTTCGCCAGCTGCAGCAGTCACGCACGGCAACGAATCCAACTGGTGCACCGGCACCATTCCCGGATTCAGCGTTCGGCGTGCCAATCATCGTTACCGATGCCCTGCTGAGCACGGAAGCACTGGAAACCTGAGATGCCGACCGCCCTTGAGCGTGCGATTGCTGCCGGGCTTGCCCTATCGCGTGGTGTTGCTGGGGATTCCATCACCATCACGCGAGGGGCAAGCACGATCACGGCAACCGCTGTTCAGGGGCAGACGCAGAAGCTGGTAATTGATGAAAACAGCGAGTCCACCGTGGACGCCGTCGATTGGTTAATTCCAGTGGCGGCGTACACGCTGGGCGTCCCGGCAATCGGTGACATCATCACCCGAAACCTGAACGGCACAACCTACACCTACACAGTTGAGGCGTTGCAGTTTGGTCAGCAGGCGTGGGATTGGTCCGATACCGGAAAAACTCAGTACAGAGTCAGAACACGCAAGGACGGTGGGGCAGCGTTTGACGTGGTCACGCCGAACGGGTTCGACGTATCCGGAAATGAAATGAGGTATTAAGTGATAACCCTGAAGGCTGAAGGCGTTAGCGATTTGGACGCGACGTTTGCGAATCTTCAGGCGTTTGGAAATGAGGCTTTGGCATCTGCTGTGGTCCGGTCAGGACTGCGAGCAATCGCGAGGCAGATGCAACGAGACATTATGCCGCAGGTTTCAGACGTTCGCCAGGAAGTCGGGTATCGGCTACTCAAGACGCAACAGAGCGAGCCAAAAACCGGCAAGGTTGGGGTGGGCGTTGGCAGGAAATCGAAGAAGTACAGCAACCAAAAACGCAGCAGGCCGGGAATTGGAATCGACGCAGGCACGTGGCATTGGTGGGTTTTGGGGTCATTCAGAAGCAACCCTCGCTTCGCCAGACGGCGACGCGGTGGCGGAAATATACAGGGTGTGAGGCCGCAGAGTCGTGGGACGATGCGACCACAACAGCCAAACTTCGCGGTGAACGCAGCACAGAAAGCACGCGCGGCAGCAGTTGCCGCAATGACGAAAACGGTAAACAGACAGATCCAGAAATTCGCACGTCAGCAATGAGGAGTCACAGCAGTGGCCAAATGCAAAGTTAAGGGCACGATCATCAAGCAGACAATCGCAACGGTCCTCACTGCCGTGGCACAGATCACCGAATTCAGCCATGACGGTGCGGAATCCGAGACGTTTGATGCAACCACGATCGACACCAGCGGAGCCGGGAAAGAGTACAGCCAGACTGGCTACACTGAAGGCGGGAATTTCAATTTTACGATTTTCTACGACCCGGCATTGTCGGGGCATCAGGCAATCACTGACCTGCTGACGACGCCTGCCGCGTGTGTCTGGAATATCACTTTCACTGACACTGGGCCGTCAACGTCTGCCTTTACATCTGCTGGCGTGTCATTCAGCTTCACCGGCGCGATGAACGATGGCTTGAAGGCTGACGTGGGACTGAAGTTGACGGGCTTGATGGGTTACAGCACATGAAGATCAAACTGATCCGCGAGGACTTGAACGCACCACCGGGCACTGAAGCAGACGGCCTAAAAGCCGATGCAAACGGCGTTCTGTGGTGGATTGCCGGAACCGTGATTGAGGTTGACCGCAGGGCGGCACAGCTGCTGGTGGGCAACGGCGATGCGGAACCGGCAGACGCGGAGGCGGAGGCTGCCGTTGGCGATTGGAAGTCCAATCGTCAACAGGTCCTGCAGGCGCGTCAGATGCTGGCCGAGGGCATTGACCCGGCGGAGCGCGAACAATACAAGCAGGCCGCAGCTGGTGCGGCTGAGTAGTTTCTTTCGAGGGGTGTTGTATGAGTCGAGTCGTATTGAGCAAGGCAGCGTTTCTGGCATCGGCAAACGACCGCAAACGCGAGGACGTGCCAATGCCGGAATTTGGCGATGGTGCGGTGATTCCCGTGTGGGCAATGACGGCACGCGAACGCACAACGTTTGAGCGACAGTTTGCCACGAGCAACGGAAAGACTGTAGACGCACGGCTGCAGGAGTTCCGCGAACGGTTGCTGGTGGCCAGTTGCCGAACGGATGATGGCCAGCCTATGTTCACGCTGGAGGATGTTGCGGCTATCGGCAGCAAGGATGCTGCAATCGTCGAACGTTTGGTGAATGCTGCTCAGAGGCTGTCAGGATTCACGCAGCAGGACATCGAGGCCACTGTGGGAAACTGAGGCAGGACGCCCCGCGGCGGTTAGCGTGGCGT